CGTTCCCAGGGCGAATATGGCGACCCGCTGGGATGAAAGGAACGTTCACCCGCAATGCCTTGTATGTAACCAGGGAAAGGGCGGGAACCTGGAAGCGTACGCTGTTTACCTGGACCTGAGATACGGGAAGGGAACGGCAGAATCGCTGCGGATGCTGGGAAGGCAGACCAGGAAGTTCATGCAGCACGAAATAACCGAATTAACTGAATACTATAAATCCAAACTTACAGAATTATGATACCGAAAAGATTCATCCGTGTGTGGATCGGGAGCAGGCCAATACCGGAAACCTTCGAGGGCTGGTGGCAGCAGTTCCAGGATATGCACCCCGGATGGGAGTTTAAGACCCTGACAGACTTCTTCGAGGTCGAGGTCCCGAAGGAAATTAAAAAGATCATTCCAGATATTAAGACCTGTGCAGGCGTAAGCGATATTCTCAGGCTGCTGGCTGTTTATGACCTGGGAGGCATCTACGTGGACACGGACGTTATGCCGTTAAAGCCGATGGATGAACTTCTGAACACAGACCAGCCCTTCCTGGGAAAGCGGTCGAGCGTTAGTTTTGAATCTGCCGTAATAGGGTCGCCCCCGAAGCATCCTGCCATTAAAGCAGTCCTCGATGCGCTGCCCGATTTCTACCATGCGAACCTGGACAAAACCGCCTCGGCACAGACTGGTCCTGCGTTCGTTTCCTCGGTCTTATTTGGCAGGGACGATGTTACCCATTACCCCATGAATTATTTCTACCCGTATAACGGGTTCATGGCCCCAAAGAGGGAGCAGAAATACGAGATATTTTCGAGCCGTGAGAACTTCCCTGCGGAAATGTATTGCGCTCATTTTTCAAACCATATCTGGGGGGGCAAGCCGTGGTAGAACTGAATACGATACATGAGAACCCGAACAACCCCCGGACCATTTCGAAAGCGAAATTCGAGAAGCTGAAAGCCTCGATAAAACGGAGGCCGAAGTTCATGCGAGATAACCCGATGAAGGTTGACGAGAACCGGATGCTGCTCGGTGGCAATATGCGGTACAAGGCCCTGATTGCGCTCGGCTATACAGAAATCCCCGATGACTGGGTGAAGGTCATTAACGACTATGACGATGCCGAGAAGGACGAGTTCATAATTATCGACAATCTGGCGTTTGGCGAATGGGACTGGGATATAATCGGTACGGAATATACCCTGGAACAGCTTGACGAGATCGGCCTCGATGTGCCGAATATGGACCGGGAAGACACGTACAGCCGAAAGATCGAGTCACCCCATTATAAACCGATTGGCCTGGAACCCGAAATCGAGGACCTGACGGGCCTGGAAAAGTACCGGGAACTGCTGAAAGGGATTGACGAGTCGAAGGCCCCGGACGAGGTCAAAGACTTCCTGCGGATGGCAGCTACACGGCACATAGTTTTCAACTATCGCTGGATCGCTGATTATTACGCCTCGGCTGGAAAGGAAGTGCAGGAACTGATGGAGCAGTCGGCCCTGGTCGTGATAGATTTCGAGAACGCTATTGAAGGCGGGTTCGTGGAACTGTCGGAGAGGTTGAACAGTATATTCGATGCGGGATATGAAGAATCGTAAATTCGCCATTTTCATTCTGAGCCATAAAAGGGCCAATAAGGTCGTGACGTATAATGTGTTACGGAAGCAGGGTTATACTGGCCCGATCTATATTATCTGCGATGACGAAGATCCCACCTACGATGATTATGTGAAGGAATACGGGAAACAGGTTATCATGTTCTCGAAGGCGAAGATCGAGAAGACTTTTGATACGGGCGATAACTTCGGGAAGCGTGGAACGATAACCCATGCCCGTAATGCCTGTTTCGGAATAGCGGAGGACCTGGGCCTCGATTACTTCCAGGAACTGGATGACGACTATACGGGATTCTATCACAGGTATAATTCGGAAGGCGTTTACGGGAACTGGCTGATAAAAGACTACGATGCAGTAGTAACCGCTATGCTCGATTATTTCGAACGGATTCCGGCTGTTACGATAGCTATGGCCCAGGGAGGCGATTTCATCGGTGGCGAGGAAGGATCGGAGGCGAAGAAAATTCACATGAAGCGTAAGTCGATGAACACTTTCTTCCTGACCCCGAAAAGGCGGTTCAGTTTCTTCGGGACCTTTAACGAGGATGTCAATACGTACGTTAGACTGGGTACGCAGGGTAAGTTATTCCTTCAGGTGAACATGATCTCGGTAAGCCAGAAGACGAGCCAGTCGAATAGTGGAGGCATTACGGAACTGTACCTGGATTCAGGGACGTATGTGAAAGCCTTTTATACGGTTATGATGAACCCCAGCTGCGTAAAGGTATCGGTGATGGGAACGAAGCACCCCCGACTGCATCACAAAATATCCTGGCAAAAAGCCGTACCTTGCATCCTGGACGAGAAGTACAAAAAATGAGCGAAGGGAAGAAACATAGGCAGGCGAGAATGATCGAGGCCCTGGATAAGACCCTCGGTAACGTGACCCAGGCTGCGGAACTTTCTGGTGTGACCCGGAAGACTCATTATGAGTGGATGAAGGAAGAAGCGTACGCCCAGGCCGTGGCTGATGCCCGTAACAAGGCCCTGGACTTCGCTGAATCGAAACTGTTTAAGCTGATCGAGGACAAGAACGTAACTGCCATTATTTTCTACCTGAAGACCCAGGGCAAGGACCGGGGATATATTGAACGGATCGAAAATGCGAATGTCAGTGAACCAGCCTTCGTGGTGAAGCCTGAACAGAAGGGCGTAATGAAAGTTTTGAAGCACGTAAATGAGAAGAACCGAAAAACAAGCTGACCTGGACTTCGATGTTACGGGTATATTCGACCAGATCGCTGATAACATGGACAGCCGTGTCATATGCCTGTACGGTGGGTCCAGTTCCTCGAAAACTATCTCGGCCCTTCAATACCTGACCCTGATCGCTGAACAGAGTACGGAATCCCTGGTCATTACCGTTATTGGCGAATCGGTTCCTGTGATTAAACGCTCGGTCTTCAGGGACTGGCAGCGGATCATAATGAAGGATCGCTATAACCCTGATCGCTTTAATAAGAACGAGAATACGTACTATTTCAAGTCGGGTACGATTATGCAGTTTATCCCTGCCGATGACGAGGCCCGATTCTTTGCTATGCGCCACGATTATGTCCTGATCGATGAAGCGTATAATGTGGCGAAGGGAATCTTCGACCAATGCGAAATTAGGACCAGGGTGCAGCTGCTGCTGACCTGGAACCCAGTCAGCCCTTTCTGGGCTACGAAGCTGGAAGACGAACGACCCGATGTGGCGGTTATTCACGCTACGTATAAGGACAATCCGTACGTGGCTGATACTATCATAAAGGCCCTGGAACAACGTGCGGAAACGGACCCCAATTTCTACCGTGTGTTCGTCCTGGGAAAATACGGGACCCTGGAAGGGCTCATTTTCGAGGAAGGCGTGAACTGGTTTAAGTGTGACCGTCTTCCTGAAGACTACCAGAGGCGAATATTTGTCCTGGACTACGGGTTCAGCTACGATCCTACGAGCATAGGCGAACTGCGGTTTGCTGGTGGCGAGTTCTGGTACGATGAAATCGCTTACGAACCTGGGCTGTTCAATAAGGACATATTCAGAATCCTGGAACCGATGGCAGGGACGACCGTTGAAGTGGTCCCGGACTCGGCTGAACCAAAATCCAATGCGGAATTACGGGGTATGGGATTAAACGTGCATCCTGCGATTAAAGGACCTGATTCGGTTAAACACGGCCTTCGAACGATGAAATCCTTCAGGATAAATGTAACGAAGCGAAGCCTGAATACGATAAAAGAGTTTCGGAACTATTCGAATAAGAAAAACCGGGACGGTGAATACCTGGACGAGCCTGTCGATAACTGGAACCATTCGATAGATGGAATCCGCTACGGGGTTGCTCATATAAGGCGGTTGCCGAACTACGGTCATTATGCGGTGTCGTAAAGTGTTTTTTAGTGTGGATTATTCCAGCGAACTTTGAAGAAACTTATCGAGATGTCTAACGCACGTAATTCCAGTTTCAAAGTAAGGGCCGAGGCCGTAGATACGCACTACGGAATCCCGCCCAGACCTGGGGCGATAATGTTTCTTCGTAGCGACCATAAGCTGATCTACGGTGATGGCTATAACTGGCTCGACTTAGGCCCCGGTGATGACCAAAAAGCAGCTATCGCATTGGCGGTGCTGAATCCCTTCCAGATCGACTTTGCTGCTGGCGTAGAGCAGCAATGTTCATTTTACGATAATGTGATTTACGAGTACCAGGACAAGTTCGTTCCTGGACCTGACCAGCTGACGATCCTGGGCCACTTCGGTATTGATATGTGGTGCGAATATACCCTTCAGGCCGATTGCCCTGGTACGGTTGTTACGATTATGGCCCGATATAATGGATTCGATTCAGAGGAAGTGGTTAAACTCGAAACCAAGGACCTTCCCCAGATCGTGCAGTCGTATGCACAGTTCACCGCTGATCCTGCCGAGCGGTGGAAGGTATTTGCGAAGACGGACAGGAATTGTAAAATAACGGTCCGGGATGTTAAACTCGGATTCCATGAAAGGACAGGACCATGACAGTATTGAACAATTCATCCTTTAAAGTGCAGGCAGAGCCTGTGGCTACGACTACGGGGCTGGTCCCGGAGAAGGGAGCGATCATTTTTGACCTGAGTACGGGCGAGTACAAATGTGGTGACGGTTCTGCCTGGATGGTCATTTCATCCGTGCCGTACCCTGAACCGTACTATCGTGATATGAAGTCACCGTTCGTTGGTCTGAACCTGGACTCGGCTTCGACCCGATATTCGGTGAACCGCTTTAACGGTGGCGTGACCTTTAATGCGGATGCACGATACCCGAATGAAATCCTTTCCATGCAGATTCAGATTCAGCATGACTGGGCTGAAGGGACTAACGGGCTACCGCACTTGCATTGGAAGCAACAGGGGGCTGCGATACCGAACTGGCTTATGATCTGGAAGCTATCGAGGAACGGTGAAGCGGATGTTATCGAAACTGATTTCTCGAACTACAATTTTGAAGTTTTGCAGAGCCACGAATATACATATACGGCTGGGGTCCTGAACCAGATTTCAGACTTCCCGACAATGGACCTTTCCGGTGCAAAGATCTCAGACGAGATTGTGATGCACTTCTTCAGGGACACGACTAACGTAAGCGGGGCGTTTGCTGGTGCTGATCCTTCGCTGATAGCCGAGATCGCTGTCGAGATGGATATTCATATCGAGATAAACAGCCCTGGAAGTAGAACAGAATACGTAAAATAATTTAACATGAGTAAAGAATTTACGAGGGATGACCTCGAACACGAACTTGTAATGTTCGATAAGCAGAAACTCATTACGCAATGCCTGAAGCTGTTCGATACGAACAAGGAACTTGTTTCATCCTTGAAAGCGATAGGCATGGAACGTGAGGGACTGGTAAAAGTCGTTTCGGGCTACCGGGATAATGAAATAAAGCTGCGGTCGTTGAAGTTCTGGCCCTGGGTGAACGAGTGGTTCCTTTATCGGCTACGGAAGAAAGGGGGCGAGAAATGAGGTTGAAAATTCCGAATAAGCTGGAAGACGTTACCCTGGAACAGGTCCAGAAGGTCCTTTTAATCGACAAAAATCCCGACATAGACGAATTTGCCAGGAAGGTACATTCGATTGCTATCTTAACGGGCAGGACCCCGGCTGAAATTTCGCAGATTAGATACGTGGACCTGGAGAACATTTACACGAAGCTGTTCGATATGATAAACGGGAGGGGGTCGGCCCCGCTGATCCAGTCCATTAAGTACCTGGGAAGGACGTATGCGTTTATCGAGGATGTCCGGGACATGGAAACGGGGGCGTTTATCGACATTGACGAGATGGCGAAGCCCGAAAACTATGCTGCGAACCTTCATAAGATCATGGCTGTTCTGTACCGGGAGGTCGATGCGAAGATCGGAAACAGGTACCGACTGAAATCCTACGTAAAAGAGGACCAGAAGGAAAGGGAAGAAAGGCAGGCCATATTCCTGAAGCATATGACGCTCGATGTTGTGCGGGGTGCTGCGGGTTTTTTTTTGCTCGTCACGCAGAGGTGCTTAGGTATTTTAGACGGCTCATTCCCGCAGCTGCCTCAGATGACGGTGGAGGCAGTGATGCGTGGGGCTGGTATCACTTCGTTTACGGAGTGGCTGGACGTAAATTCGTTGACTTCGACCGAGTCCTCGAACACGGAATAATGGAAACAGTAACATTTTTTGGATATGAAGCGGAACTATCAAGGCGTGCTAAAAAGAGTTAAAGAAATTGCGGAAGCGCACCCGCAGATTAATTCTGTCGATGACGGGCGGGAACTCGAATTTGATACGAAAAAAGCGAACCTATGGCCCCGGTTCTTTATTCGGACTGACCGAAGCGATTTCCTGGGCGGTGAAGGGACGGTCGAACTGTCAGTTACGTTTTCCTTCCTGCTGACTGACCGAATGAAGGTGGACCGATCGAATATGGTCGATGTTATGGGACGGACCCATTCGATTATGACGGATGTCCTGGCGGTGATGAACAAAGAGCAGCTTGTCCGGGTCGAAGACAACTGGACCCTGGAACCCTTATACGACTACCAGGACAGCCAAAGTTCAGGCTGGCAGGTCCAGCTGGCGGTTTACCTGGACCAGGGCTTCGAATGTTACCCAGTCCCGTAGCGTATTGATAATGAATGACTTCGGTTGTTTTCAACAGAGTGATATAAGTATAAGGCGGTGAATAGATCGAACGGTATAGCGGGTAAAAACGGCATTAAACGGTAGATATGGCAAGGCGAATAAGTTGGGCGAGATTAGACAGGGCGATGGTGGACTTCGGGAAGGCTGTCGTTAAGCGATCGAGGGGCAACCTGACTGGCGAAAGAGCGAACGCCTCGAAAACCCTCTGGAACTCGATCCGGTTCAAGTGGAAGGATAGCGTTATCAATTTCTTCATGGAATATTACGGGGCCTTCCTGGACAAAGGCGTAACGGGAACTGGGAAGCTGCGGTTATCGGCTACGAAAACGATGCCCGTCCCGTATAATAAATCCGAAGCTGATCCTGAATATCGGTTCAGGTCCCGGAACTGGGCGATCGGTGGGAATCTTAAAAGCTGGTTAACGACCAGGGGCATTGACCTGAAAGCCGAATATCCGATTCGAAGGTCGATCCATGCCAGAGGGATCAGGCCCCGGAGATTCTTCACTAACGCTTTTAATGCTGAGTCGGATAAATTCGAGAGCGAGATTTCCAGGGCTATCGGAAGGGACGTAGATGACCATTTAACTGATATTTTAAAACGAATGTGATATGGCAGTAAGTTATTATTCAACCCCGCCTGTGGCAAGTAGCTTGATCTCGGCCTCGTACCCGATGGAAATAGTCGCTGCAAGTACGGTCTACGGAACCGCAAATGTGACCCAGCACAGGTTTAAGCTGGAAATAAAGATCGGGACCACGATCTACACGACCATGTATACGGTGGTCGATGACGAAACGAATAAAAGGGGTCGGTTCGATGTGGCTGAGTTTATGAAGCACCGGATGACGATTAACCAGCTTAACGCTGATGGCGACCCCGTACCTGGGACGACCCCGGTTCGTTCTCAGATCGGAAGCCCGATAAAAATAGTCTGGACCGTGACCCTGTATGAGCAGTATTATTTATCTGGGGTCTGGACAGAGAACTCGGCAGGAAATAAGACCTTTTACATCCAGAGAGGTTACACGGATTCAGCTACGAAACTCATGCAGTATTGGAACTGGTACGAACTGACTGGACGGGAAGACATTCTGCGGTACTCAGGGAAGCACCCGATCGCTATTAAGGTGAAGGTCGAAGACGGGTCATGGATACCTGAATCTACGTACCCGTATGTGTGGATAAGGCTTACGGACCAGAGTGGATCGCAGATAATATATGGCGGTTATGATAGGTCTGCGCTGCTCAGCGAATATATCTGGGTCCAGTTGTTTCATGTGGGATATACTGACCAGAGCGACTTCGAGTATGTACGGATTCAGGTCGGGGTGAACAATAGTGCGAGTACATGGGTCGGATGGACTGTTATCTACGAGTTCAGGACTTACAAAACTGTTGAACTGTGCGAAGACGAAGAAATGGTTATCATGTTCCAGGACAGGCTGTTTTCCTGGTCCTTTATGTCGTTCACGAAAAAGCATCGGGTGACTGTTAACGTAGAGAACCAGAAAGGCGAACTTCCGAGTGCAGCCGATGATCCTGGTCGGTTCAGGTATAATGTGAAGGCATCCGATACGCTGGCCCTGAATACCGACTGGATGGAAGAAGACATTTCGGAATACTTAATTCGGGATCTCGTTCAGAGCGAACATTTTTATCTGGTGGACTCGTCAGACGGGAGCCTGGAAAAAGTCGTGTTGCAAAATAACTCGGTCAGGATGAAGCGGAGGCGTACCGATAACCTGATCCAGTACCAGATGAACTTCAGAAAGTCAATAGATAATTTCATACCATAATGCTGCAACTTCTCGTAACAGATATTGACGGAAACAGGCGTTACCTGGACATGAACCAGGAGAAGCCTATCGCTACGAATAAATCCTTCCTCGAACTGAGCGATTT